ATGCGCTTGGTAAATTCACAACCCAAGATTTGCTTGACAAATATGGTGACAAGATTTCTCAGAAGGATAAAGAACTTATTCAAAGAGAATTGACCGACAAGAATTTGAAAATGGGTGAATTGAATCTTAAGACTCCAACTCACGTTTATATTCTACACGTTCTTATTCGTGCAACTGACGTAAAAAACAAGACGTTAGACTTGATGCTTGCTGGCGCTGAAAAAGGGCAGTTACCAAATCTTATTTTTGATAGCACATTCAAAGAAGTTGAAGACATGACAGATGTTTTGCCGAAACTGTTTGCCGCTGGATATGAACCAAAAAATATTCACGTATCTTGGGTACTGACTAATTATCAGATTGCAATCAAGAACAACAAATCAAGAGCAAGAGTTGTGCCAGAAGACATTCTGCTTGCTACTCATGCGGGTGCGGCACAGACTGTATATAACTTAGTAACAACTGCAATGCCACCAACTGTTCAAGGCGGCATTTACGTCATTCTAAATAATCCAGAGAATACAATTTTCATTGTTGATCCGCAAACAGGTAAAGCATACAAAGATAGGAAGGGCAATCCTGTTATCAAAGACTTCAAGTATTTGACACTTAAAGAACCAGGAAAACCTGCTAAGAAAGAACTTGATGTGAAAAAACAATTACTCACTTGGATCAAAGACAATGTTCCTCCAGGTGCAGTAGACACATCAGAATTAGACAAGTTATGAAAAAATTTAAAGAATTTATACAAGGCACTATTCTTTCACAAGAAGAATGGGAAGAAGAAGTTTTTGGTCCAGAACTAATCGAAACGCCCAAACAAGTAGATGAAAAGCTATCAGACCAAGAGAAACAAATTCAATACTTTAAGAATATGGAATAATTGATGAGAAATTTTTTAGGACATGATGGTTTTATTTGGTGGATTGGAGTTGTTGAGGATATCAACGATCCTCTCACGCTCGGCAGATGTAAAGTGAGATGTTTTGGCTATCATCCAGCAAAGAAGACAGATTTAGTTCCAACTGTAGACTTGCCGTGGGCACTAACTATCCACCCCCTAAATACCCCGAATCTATATGGTGCGCCAGCACTTGGTGATTGGGTCTTTGGTTTCTTTTTAGATTCGTTGTCTGCACAAGAACCTGCGATTTTAGGATATCTTCCTGCAATCCCAGTAAAGGCGTTAGATTACTTCGGCACCGAATCAAGTGCTACAAGAAATTTTGCAAGTGTTACAAATAGAAGTGATATTGTCTGGCAAACGACTAAAATGATAAGAATTGACTCTAACAATGAAATACAACTACAATCAAATACTATTAACATCAATAGCAGTAATAACGTTACGATAAGTTCAAACACTAAAATTGATTTTTTAAGAGATCCAAGCGGAGAGTCTACTCCAGGACTTCGTGTATTTGCAAATACCAACTGTAATATTCAATCGAATCTCAATTTAGTATTAGAAGACCGTGAATATAAAATAACGCTTGCCCAACTTATGCGTGAAATAGAAGGTGAAGGTAGGTACAGAAAAGATAATATTGATCCGTTTATAGAGACTCTGAAAGATAAAGTAAATACCATCAAAGAAAGAATTGATGATCCAGCAACAACATTGTTACCGAATACATCAATCACAGTCATAACAGATATCTAAAATCACAGTCTACACAGTAATATAGCATACTGTCAAGCAAAAGTCAACATTTTATAAGGAAATAATAATGACAAATCACGAAAACTTAGTAAATTTATTTGAATCATATCTTGCAGAAAGTGCAAAGTTTGATGAAAAAGGAAACAAAGCCGCAGGAACAAGAGCAAGAAAAGCATTAGCCGAGTTCACCAAAGCCGCAAAAGAACGTAGAAAAGAAATTCAAGACGCTAAAACGGTAGAATAACAGATATAAATAAAAGAAAAAAATGGCTACTTTAAATTTTTACAAAGACCTTTCATTAGATTTCACCCCTCATCCTGTGAGTGGTGATGTACGTCCTATTGTAGACGATTTAGCCATTAAGCGTTCAATAATAAATCTGATTACAACTCCTAGAGGTAGAAAACCATTTTATCCAGAATACGGATGCACAATTGGCAATTATCTATTCTCTAATCCAGATGTTTTTACTAAAAATAGTATAAAAGATAGTGTGTATGACGCACTTACAAATTATGAATCCAGAATTGATGTTATTGAAGTTCTACCAACGTTTAGTGATGATGGAATTTATTTACAAATTCAGTATAGAATAAAAAATACGAATATAATTTCAAGTATAACTACAACAGTCAAAAGGATAGCATAATGGCATCGGACAATAATTTAAAACTAGATGCGTTAGATTTTCAAGGAATAAAAACTAATTTTAAATCCTATCTACAAGCGCAGGATCAATTCAGAGACTATAACTTTGAGGGGTCTGGACTTAATGTTCTATTAGACTTGTTGGCATATAACACCTACTACAATTCATTCTATCTAAACATGGTAGCCGCTGAAGCATTCTTGCCAACAGCGCAAAAAAGAAATTCAGTTGTCAACTTGGCTAAGTCATTAAACTATACGCCACGTTCAGTCACATCTGCATCTATTAGCGGAACTGCAACGGTGACAGTCACTGGTTCTCCAACTAGCGTTACTATTCCAGCGTACACTTCTTTCACGGGTTCTGTAGATGGAGTGTCGTATAACTTCTTAAATACGACTTCTGTAATTATCACACCATCAAGTGGTGTGTATAGTTCGGCTATGTCACTTAAAGAAGGCCGTTATATCAATAGAAGATATACTGTAAACTTAAATGATCCAGACCAAAGATTTTTGATTCCAAATAAAAATGTTGATACTGCAACTTTGACTGTTAGCGTTTTGAATTCTTTTGTAGACAGTACAGTAAGAACATTCTCTAAAGTAACTAGCTTAGTTGAAGTTGCTTCTACAACTAGAGTGTATTACTTAGAAGAAGTTGAAGACGAACAATACGAAATCAAATTTGGCGATGGCGTATTTGGCGTTGCATTAGACGCTGGCAATATTGTTGTGCTTGAATATCTTGTGTCTAACGGATCTTCAGCAAACGACATTCAAACGTTGACATACGCTGACGCAATTAGTGGTGTAACAGCAATCAATTTTGTTTCATCTGATCCAGCAACAGGTGGTGCAGACAGAGAAACAGTCAATCAAATTAAATTCAATGCTCCAAAAGCATATGAGGCACAGAATCGTGTAGTAACAGCCGAGGATTATAAAACTCTAATGTTACAGCAAGCGACAGTAGATTCTTGCGTTGTGTGGGGTGGTGAAGATAATGATCCGCCAACATTTGGAAAAGTATTCATTGCAGTTAAACCAACAACAGGTGATGTATTGACTGCAACAGAAAAACTCAATTTAATTAATTCTGTAGTTAAACCCAAAAAAGTTTTAACTATCTCTACAGAAATTGTTGACCCCGAGTACATATTTATTATTGTCAATGCAATTGTAAAGTATCAGTCAGACACAACAATTTTAAGTGCGGCTGAAATTAAACAACTTGTTATTGACACAATTAAATCATATAATTTGAACGAAATAAATCAGTTCTCCAAATATTTTAGATACTCTAAATTGTCTAGACTAATTGACGTTACTGAGAGATCAATTTTAAGTAGTGTCACTACAGCACAGATGAGAAAAGAAGTTGACATTCAATTAGGTGTTGGTACAAGATACGAAGTTGCGTTTTCAAATCCAATAGACAATGCGACAAATGGTAGACCATCAACGCATCCAAATGGTGTGGGTAATAAGATCACATCAAATTCATTTACTTTTGGTGGATTTTCAAATTGTTTTTTAGAAGACAACAATGGTATAATTCGTATTTACAGAGTGTTGGGCATTGAAAACATAGCAGTATCAAATAATGCAGGAACAATTGATTATGCTACAGGAAAAATTATTCTGACAAATTTTGCGCCAACATCATTTAACGATGGTAGTACAACATTAAAAATAACTGCGGCTCCACAAGATAAAGATATTCTTCCATTGAGGGGTCAGATTATTACAATTAGAGATGCTGACATATCAGTCACAATGATTGATGATAAATCAATTAGTTTAGTCAGCAGATAAAAAAATGAATGATGCATTTTTCAAGCCTTCATTAAATGTAGAATCATTTATTGGCGAAAATTCTTCCGTTGATACGGAAAGATTTTTGCTGTTTATGAAAGCATACTATGAATGGATGCAATCTACAACATTATCACTAACCAATAAAACTGGAACGTTTGTTGTTGGTGAAACTATTGTCGGCGCAATTTCTGGCGCAATTGCATCAATCAAAGAAGTTAAAACAAACTCTATTGTAATTGCACCAACATCAAGAACTGTATTTGCATATACTGAAAGTGTTACTGGTCAGACTTCTGGTGCTACTGCAACAATCAATGTGATTAAAGATAACGTTGGTCGTGCATCAGGAAATATTTTAAACTATAAAAATCTTGAAACTTCCGTTGACACGTATGTTGATTATCTTAGAGAAGAATTATATCCTAGCATACCTGCAACATATTATGGCAATAAACAATTAGTTGCACAATACTTTAAAGATTTTTATGAATCTAAAAGTAATGAACAGTCTTATAGATTCTTGTTCAAACTTTTATACAATGAAGACATTGATTTCTACTATCCAGGAGAAGATGTCCTTCGTGTGTCTGATGGTAACTTTGAAAAGACACAAATCATTAGAACAGAAGCTGTAGCTGTTGGTATAGATGCAACTGGTACACCATTTTCTAGAGATATCTTCTTATTTTTAAATAAGACTATTCGTGGAAAGACTTCTGGTGTTCTTGCAAACGTAGTTGATATCAAAAAATTCTTTATCGGTTCGTTAGAAGTTGCTGAGATGACACTCAAACTTGTGAGTGGAACATTTGCCGCAGGTGAAGACATTGTTGACATTGATGATGAAGACCTTGTCACAACAATTTATGGTATTGTATCTGGTGTCACGATTGTTGATGGTGGTTCTGGATATGAAGATGGCGATGTTGTTACAATTACAGGTGATGGCTCAGAGGCACAAGCTAGAGTTTCATCAATTAAAGAATCTCCGATTAGTGCATTAACTGTAAATACAATCGGACATGGCTATCAATTAAATACTAACGCAACCATTGACAGTAGCGGAACTGGTGGTAGTGGATTTCTTGTTCAAGTTACTGCGCTTGCAAATACATACAGCGTAACTTCTGGTGCAAACACATTTACTGTTGGCGAAATTTCTGAAGTATCTATTCTCAATAGGGGTGAAGGATATTTTAAGAAACCTGCTATCACAC